GGAAAGTCTTTATATTTGTCCATGCTGTAAATACTACTATATATTAAAGTATATGTCAACACCAAGGAGGTGTAGAATGCGTATTTTGGTCACCGGGCACTTGGGCTTTATAGGCCGTAATATGTGTGCCTTTCTACACAAGCAGGAGGGTGTCATAGTAGATGGATACGATTGGGACCCAAAAAATAAACCTATTGTCAAAGAATATGATTGGGTCATACACTTAGGCGCCATAACTGATACGCATACATTAGACACTGAAACAGTACTCAAACAAAACTATGATTTCAGTTGTTGGCTCTACGAAGAATGTCAACATAACGGAGTAAATCTACAATATGCCAGCACACATAAGGTATATGGTAATACCAATAACTTTGAAGAAGGTGCTGCCTGTGCACCACAAAGTCCATATGCTTGGAGCAAATACTTGTTTGATCGTTATGCTTTTAAACATTCTCACAGCAGTTTTGTACAGGGGTTTAGGTATTTCACTGTATATGGTAAATGGCAACATCTTAAAAGTGATCCTAATGCACTATACAAATGGCGTCAACAGGCTAAGAAAGAGGGTAAGATTACAGTATGGAAGGGTGCTGAAAAGATCAAAAGAGATTGGGTATGGGTAGGTGATGTGGTTAAAATACATTGGGACTTTATTAACACTGTTAAGGGCAGTGGCTTATGGAATGTGGGCACAGGATTGAATCATAGTTATATGGACATAGCGGAATATATAGCAGAACAAGAGGGTGTCACAGTGGAATATAACGATGTAGATGCTGAAAACCGCCCATTTTATAGGGATAATGCACAGGCTGATCTAAGACATCTCAAAGAAACCATAGGTCGTCGCAGTTGGCTTAATGTATATGAATGGTTAGACTACGATAAATAATTACATGAAGATCCTAGAAATTATTATGGAAGAAGGTAAAGCCAGCAGAGCCTTATGTAAGAGCACCAAACCAGATAGTGAGTTGGGTATAAGCCAACTTAACAGTTGTAAGAGCCAAGGCTTTCGTGCTAGAGATACTGAGAAGAAATTTACCATAAACAAGAAGCGTCAAAAGATCAAAGGCAAGAAAGTCAAAGGCGGAAATTACGGCGGTCCATTGCCAGTATGGAAAGGTAATGGTGAATGAGGTTTAGAGAATTTGTTGAAGGAACTCCAACCTTAACAGTACCTACAGGCAGTCGTGGTCCAGCCTGGGCAGACCTACAAAAAGCACTAACTGCATTAGGATATGATCTTCCAGTACATGGTGTAGATGGGTATAGTGGTCCAGAAACCAGTGCTGCTATTAAAAAGTTTGAGGCAGATAATAAACTCACACAAGATGGCAGTCCTGATGATGAAATGATCCAGTTAATGAATAAGATCATCAAAGATAAAGGTATCAAGTTTGCAAAGAGCTCAGAAGCAGATGTTATAGCAGGTAAAGGCGGAGTAAGATCAGGACCTAATACAAGAATCAAAGGTGATACTAGACAACGTGCTCTAATGAGTCCTCAGGCAGTGGCACACTTACAAGATCCAGATTTTAATAAAAAACTACAAAAAGTAGCAGATAGTTTGGGAGTAGATAAATCACATTTGATTGCTATCATGCGGGCAGAAAGTGGAATGGATCATACCGCAGTTAATAAACATTCAGGCGCCACTGGATTAATACAATTCATGCCCAAGACCGCACAGGCGTTGGGAACTACTACAGATGAATTACGTAATATGACCGCTGTAGAACAGTTAGATTATGTATATAGATACTTTAAAATGGTAGGTGTCAAGCCAGGCATGGATGCTGGTGACCTATACATGGCTGTATTCATGCCTAAGTATGTAGGCTACCCAGATGATACAGTGCTTGGAGCAAGTGGAGCAGAAGGCTTTAGTGGTAAAGTTTATGCTCAGAATGCAAGTTTAGACAAAGACAGAGACGGTACAATCACAGTGAGCGATGTCAAGAGCAGGGTGGCTCGTTACGCCTAATATATAAGTAAGTTTATGGACTTTACCGGAAAACTATTAATCGCTCCACCTAAAGTTAAAAATGGCTTTTGGTACAAAAGTGTAATCTTTATTACAGAAGATCATGTAAATGGCAGTATGGGACTACTTTTAAATAAGAGAAGCAGTGTATCAGTTACCGATTTTACTGATCAAATTGGCGAAAGACTGAATATACCTGGATTCATCTATGTAGGAGGGCCAGTGAATATAAAGGCTCTTACTATGTTACATAGCAGTGAATGGTCTTGCACCAATACAATGAAAATAAACAATGAATTTAGCCTTAGTAGCAGTGATGATTTACTGCCGAGATTAGGTGACGGTGACGCTCCTAAGTATTTCAGATTATTTTTAGGATTATGTGGTTGGAGTCCTACACAATTACAGGAAGAATTTGATGGAGCCCCACCTAGAGATCGTAACGCAAGTTGGCTTATTGCTAATGCAAATATTGATCTTGTGTTTAATCATGATTTAAAAGATCAATGGATTCAAAGTTTAGAAAAAAGTAGCAGCGATTTTGTCCAATCAATCTTTGAATAATCTAGTTTTGGTATTATAATAACACAGTCAAAAAATTTTTGAGTATGCGAAATGGACACACTGGTATTAAATGCAGATGGCTTACCCTTAAACTATCTCCCACTCAGTACTATTAACTGGCAGGAATCTATTAGGTATATGGTACTAGATAAGGCCGGTGTGATTGAGTGGCACGACAACTGGATCGTGCGTAGTGTGAATTGGGAAACTTTTGTACCTAGTATTATCATGTTGAGAGAATACATGAAACCCAAGCATACTGTTCGTTTCAGCAAGAGTAATGTATTCCTACGTGACAACTATGTTTGTCAATATTGTAATAAGTCATTACAAAAAAAGGATTGTACATTGGATCACGTACAGCCAGTGAGTCAAGGTGGTCGTACCGTATTTGATAATACTGTCACAGCCAGATC